TTGAATTTTCTTTATATCATTGTAGGGTCCTATAGAATTTTTAATAGCATTTGTAACTTGTCTAGAAAGTTTAATAGAACCTTTTAAGCCTTCTTTATTACCCTCTGTAGCTTTTAATTGTTGTTGTAATTGACCAGTTATATCTTCTTGAGCAGATAAATATCCTTGAATAGATTTGTTAATACCAGTGTGTTTTTCTAAATAATTAGCTAATAATTTATCATATGCAGTCCCTTCCTTATTCAACTCCTTTTGGTTTTGAGTAGTTTGTTTTTGCTCTTGATTAAAAGCTTTTTGTTTTTTAGGATCTGGTGTTTCTCCGTTAGCCATAGTATTATATAGTTATTCGAATATAAATATAAAAAGATAAAGGTATCTTGCGATACCCTTATGTTTTTAATAATTAAATGTAGAATTAGGATTAACAGCAGGACCCATTACTTTATTATTGTCTCCAATATTAGATTGGCCCTGAGCTTTTTCCATTGCTTCATTTTGTTTTTTATTCCACTCACTAATCTTATTAATGTGGAATATTCTTAACCAAATAGGCATGTTATATACTTCTGAATGTATGAATCCACCACCGCCATGGTACACCAGATCATGTATTTGGTCGAATAGGTTTACCCTATACTGAGGCGTCAGGCCAAAAAAAGTTAATGCTAATGGGAAGCATTATATCTTCTGCAACTGTCCCATCATTAAATTGCAAATCAAATTTTAAATTTATATCTGGCATAATTTCTTTAGCATAATCCCTAAAAGCTCTTGAATCTCGTGCTAAAAATTGATTATCTACAAAATCTCTAATTGTTTTAATATCTCTATCACCATTAACTGAAGTAATAAAATGTTTAAGACGTGTAGTTAAATTTGCTGTATTAAGTTTACTTATTTTTTTAAGTCCTTTTATCTCATTTTCAATTTTTTTCTCATCACCTTGAGTTAAAAGTTTAAATGTAAGTAATACTTTTGAATGGGGACATTGAAATTCAAATTCATTATCACCATTAAAAGATTCTTCATTAAAAGGTTTATCGTCAGCTTCAGTTAAATCTATTGTTATTTCTTCTTCTTCACCTGTTTCTGGGTGAGGAGCTTTAAAGGTATACTCACTACCATATCCTAAGATACGTGCAGCTACTAATATAGCATTTTTATCACCAATTAACATATCGTCTAAATTTATAAATTTATCGACTACAAGTGATTTTAGTAATTTATCAATTACTGTGCCATTTTTAATGAAATTTTGATTAGTTAAGATATCTTCTTCTCTAGCTGTCATATATTTCATTGTGATTTTTCCTGATTTTAAAGGATGTCCTTCAGGATAAAGTAATCCTTTTGAAGGTAATGTTACTTCTTCAGTAGGAAATTGGGGTTTTTGTTGTGTTTGTTCCATAACGTTATTTATTTTATTAAAACTAGTTCAGATATACATATATAGAGAAATAAAAAAAGCGCCAAATTAGGCGCTTTCTTTTTATATAATTTATTACTATTAGTAATTTAAGATGGCGTAATCCATTCTAATAGTAAGTGAGATGTTTGCTGGTGCTTCAGAACTCCAATCAAATTCTCCAAAGTTAGCTGCTTTACAATAAGCTCCTTTACAAATCCATTCTTCAACAACATCACCTACAGGACCTAAAGCGTTAAATCTAATGTCTTTTTTATAGAAATCAGAATAACCATCTCTACCTGTAACTGACTCGTGTGACAAACGAACCCATTCCATTACTGCTTGAGCACCTGATGGTGTTACTGGATCATAAAGTTCAGCTGTAATGTCTTGCCAATCCGCTTTTCCTTTTAATTTTCTTTTCACGTTAATGTGATCAAGAGTTATGTCTCCAAATGATATGTTTGGTCGTCCTACTTTTTTAACTAGGAATGCTGGGATTCCATCAATAAACATTACAAACCTATTTTGTACTTTAGGTTCGAATGCTGTGTAGAACATTTCGTTTGTGTTTAATATTGCCATCTTCTTATTTTGTTTTTATTGTTCAGTTATAAATATAAGCTTTTTAAGTTTTTCTTAATTTTTAATCTCCAAATGTTGCTCCTGTTGGAAGAATATTGAAATCAAGTACTATAAATTCTGCTGTTTTAGCTGGTTGTAAAAATATTGCACCAATTAATCTATTTCTATCTATTTCATCTGGTGTGTTATTTGTTTCATCCATTGTTACTCTAAATGCAAATAATCCTTGTCTTTGTTGTACTGATTCTAAGAATGGATTTGCAATGTTTAGGAATCTATTTCTTGTTTGAATTGTATTTTGTTCAAATACTAAATATTTAGAAGAACTTGCGATAAATTTCTTAACTGCGATCATTAATCTTCTAACATTAATTCTATCTAATGCTGTTGGTCTTACTTGAAGTGTTTTCTGACCCCAAATACAAACTCCTGTTGCTGGGAACGTTGCGATTGGATTTACTCTACCTTCATATAATTCATCTCTTTCAGCTTGATTTAATCTTGTTTTAGCTTCTAATACAGTTCCTAATACACCTCTATTTAAACCTGCTGGTGCGAACCATTCAGCTCCAATTCGATCTGACGCAGCTATTGCACCAGGCACTATAACTGATGGAGGAACAAATACTGGCTTGTTACGCGATGTATCTAGCACTTTTACCCATGGATAATATGATGCTGCATAATTAGTATCTAATCCATCTGCATCATTAACTGCTTGAGCTACTGATGCATTTACTGTAGATAAATCCATTACATAGAAAGTATCTTGTCTATCTTCTGCCATTGTAACTGCTGCATCTGTTACTGGTGCGTGTAAATTTTTAACTACACCTGGTAATGCTAACATATTAATATCATATTCATCTTGGTTTGATAATATGTCTAATGCTTTTTTATAAGCTGTGTATCCTGTAGCACTTGTTGAACTTAAATTAAATCCATATACATTAGTTGCTGTAGCATATTCTCCTATTTGTCTTATTATTGCTGGGCTCATACCATCATTTCCTCCTTGGAATGGTACTGAGAATTTAAGATCTTTTCCTCTTGGTCCACTTGTTCCTGTGTTATCAGTTGATGCACTTAAAGATCCAACAAATGTTGCTGAAGCACTTGCATGCATACTAAAATCATCAACATTAAAGAAATTAGTTGTTTTTGAAGAACCTGATGCTACATTTGCTTGTCCTAAATTAGCTACTGGTCTGTTCCAATTTTCATTTTGTTTTTCTGAGAAATCCCAACCTAAATAAGCTTTTAAATTGTAAGTTCCTGATAATTGTTGTGAAGTACGATAAGTAGCTCCTGGGAATCTATATACTGTTCCACCTGGTGCTTGTTGGAATGGTGCAAATGGATCTGTAACTGCTTTAAATCCTCTTGGTGATAATTTAGGAGATAATGATCCTTCTGAAACTCCTTCTGATACTTCAACTCTTATAAATTGTGAAATATTTGGATAATCACCTGATGTAAGTACTTTACCTAATGTTGTATTATATGATTGGAATCTATCTCCAATTCGTCTTGCAATATAATTTGGACTATCTGGATTTAAATTTACATTTGTATATTCTTCTAAAATTGTTGGAGCTTTATCTGTATCCCCATATCCTCTTAATTGTATTGTAAATGTTGCATATTGTTCTACACCATCTATATCTGATTGACCATCATTTAAATTAGTAACAGATATTTTAAAGTCTTTATTTGTTGATGTTCCATCTGCTAATGTGTGGAATTTAAATAAATCTACAGTAGAAGTACCTGGGGAATTTGTATATCCTGAGGTAATCATTGGAGTTTTTGCATGATCATATCCTTCTGTAAATGTTGAATTCGTAAAATCACTTGCTGAAACACTTCCTGTTAGTAATAATACTTCATTATCAAGAGAACTAGATAATGATTTATTTTTAAAATGAATTGCTAAATGAGCTGGTTTAGCTGATGGGTTAGAAATTGCACTACCCTCTCCTGTTGAATAAGTATTTCCTCCTATTTTTGAATTTCTTGCACTAGTACCTAATGTTCTCTCAATATATTGAGAATCTGTAGATAATAGAGACATTGAAATAACTGTTTTAGCTATAGATGAACCTGATAATGTTAATGCTAATTTTTCATTTGCTTCTGGTGTTAAATCACCATCTGAAGCTGCAGTTAAAGTAGAAGCATTTAAATCAGATAAATTATTTCCTTTTGAAGGAACAATAATTGATATAATTTGACCTCCTGCTTGAGATGCTGGATTGTTATTTACAATTGCAATTGCATTATTCATAGTATCGTTATACTTATAACCTCCCCCAGCTAATACTCTTAATACTGTTACAGTTCCTGCGTTTCTTAAATATTCTTTAACTGCAAAAGGGACATAAGTTTCAGGATGTTGTGGTCCAAATACTCTTTCAAATTCTGAAAATCCTCTTGTAATTACTTGAGGTACAAAAGCAGGTCCTTTAACTGTAGGTCCTACGATTGCCGCTCCAATTGCTCCAATACCAGCGGGTAAAAAAGAAAGATCATTTTCTCTTGTAAATACACCTGGTGAAATAATAGTTTCTGCCATCTTATTGTTATTTTTATTTTGTTATTTCAATATGTTGTTCTGGATATAAATATAAAAACATTTCATAAACCAAAACTACTATAGGCGACCTCTTTTGGGGTCACCTATAAATATAAAATATAATTCAAAGCAATTACTACTTAGTAGCTTCTTCAGTAGATTCTTCTGAGGATGGGGTAAATTCTCCTGTACTTATGTCTAAAGATCCTTTACCATATTTGTCAGTAAGTGTTTTAGCTAATTCATTTTCTTTAGTACGAGTGTCTTCTAAAGCTGTTTTTAGTTGTTCTTCTTGCTTATCTAAACTTAATCTAGATAATGTTAATTGACCCATTGACATGGTAATAGAATTATAAGTTCCTTGAAGTTCTTGAAGTGATTTTAATTCGTCTTCTGTAAATTTGATTGCGTCTGCCATAACTTAAAATGTTAATTTATTTTTATTATTAATTCAGATATACATATATGCGAGATTCAGAAACCATAAGAATTATAAAGGTATTTTTACATAATTAACTATCCAATATACATTCGTAGTAAAATCATTTGTCCCTACTGTTTTCATTCTTGGAAATATTATAGAACCTGGAGCTAAATCTAAATTAATAGATTGAGACACATGATAATTATTATATTTAAAAAACTTTTCATCAGCTGCCTTACATTGTGTACTATCTACGGTTGCTGCGTGTCTTTGTATAAATGTTCCTGAATTTGCATCTGGTACGTTTTGTTCACCTATTACATCTGAATTATGTGAATACCATAATGATGCTGAAAAACCATCTGCATCCGCGTAAGTTATATTTTCATTGGCTTGTACATAAACATCCATTGATTTTATACTACAAGAATAGTTTGCTTGGTTTGGTATTCTCCAACCTGTGTTCATGTATGTTCTTGCTTCGGAATTTGTTGAAGTTATATCATCATAATCTGTTCCATAATCTTGGCCCCAATCTTCCATAGTATGTATACCTTTTGTGTTTGGTCCTTGCCAATTATTATCATCACCTGTAGATGCTCTTGTTGTTACTTCCCACGTATTATATATTTCTATTAAACTTGCTGTTGCTGCATGTAAATTAGCTACTTGAGTATTTGATGCTATTGTAAATGGTGCAGTTCCTGTTGCTACGTCTGATTCAAATGTTTGTGCTCTTAATTCATATGCACCTATATCTAAATTAGATGCTGCTCCTTCTATTATGATTTTCTTTTGTGCTGCTGAAGTATTAAAAGCTGCTGCTTCTCTTACTTCTAATGTTTTTCCTCCCCCTACTGTTATATCTGATTGTGCAATTGTTACTCTATCTATAGTTCCTGAATTAATGTCAACATTTGTCATGTTTTGACTATTAAAATCAATAGCACCTGCCATAGTACCTAATGTAGTTACAATACCACCAGTAAGTATGTTTGTGCCACCTATTGTTAATGCGTCTGCTTCTAGAGTTCCATCAAAATCTCCATCTACAGCATCTATATTACCTACAAATGTAGAAGCTATAATATTTCCACTTGCACTTATATCTCCTGAAGATGTTAGTGCTGTAAATATTTGTGTTGAACTTGAGATAGTTCCTGCTGGTATAGTGGCTGTAGCTGTTACATTAGTTAAACCACTACCATCTCCATGAAATTTACTTGCAGTTAACTCATTTGTAATTGTTAAAGAACCAGTTAGTTCATGTTTAAAATTTCCATCTAATAATAATGCTGTTTTAGGAGCTGCTGCTGCTCCTAAATCACTTGATGCTCCTTCTAATGCAGCTCTGTCAGCTACTTTAAAAAGTAAATCAGCTGATACTCCAAATCTATTTGAGGCATTTACTACTGCTTGAATGGTTGCTGCTTCTCCTGCTGTTCTGTCTTTATCACTAACTGATCCTGATGATGCTATCCATCTAATTGATCCTAAAACATCTCCTAATGAAGCTGAGGCTATAAAACCTTCTCTTTCCATTAGAAATAGAATTTTATCTTGATCTCTTCTTCTTAATCCATTAAAAAATGCTGTGGCTCCTCCAGCGTCAGCTATCTCATCGGGACTTACTCCTAATATTTTTTGTAAAGCTATAGATGATACTTCTCCTGTTCCCCCTCTAGTATAAGATAATATAAATTCACTACCTGTTGCTGCTGCTGTAGATTCTGCGTTAAAACTTTCTATATTTCCTTCATTATTTACTCTTATACCTTGTCTTTTTCCTTGTTTTTGAACTTGAAATTCATCTGATCTAATGTCAAAACTAACTAAGGGATCAGTTGTTCCAAAACCAAATTTACCTGAACTTGACATATAAAAGGAAGATGATGGGTTTGAACCTGATATTATAAATGATGAATTGTCTGCAGAGTCTAAAGTTATAGATGATTTGAAAGAAGAACCAGTAACACTAGGATATATTACATGTGATTGTGTTATAGAAGCGGTGCCTGAACCTGTTATTTCGAAAGCTGGTTGGGTTCCTATAATTGTATCAATAGATGTTGATATAGATGGTGATATACTACCACTAATTAAGTATATACTTCCATCTCTATAATGTAAGTTATTTGCCATTTTTTAGTTCTTTTAATTCTTTTTCTATATTTTCTACTTTTGTAATAAGTTGTTGTATTATTGAAACATACATTGCATCTGTTTGTCCTAAAGGGGTTGTCTTAGATATTTTATCTTTGTCTAAAAAATCATTGTCGGGACTTTCAAGATTTATTTTATGTTCTTTAACCCATCTAGGATCTATTTTTTCTAAATCTTGAGCAATAAAACCTATTTGTTGAAATTTATTACCGTGTTCCTTAGGATTTTTCCAATCAAATATTCTAGTTTTAAGTTGTTTAAATTTTTCTAAATCATATTGATAATTTTCTATGTTTTTCTTTAATCTTTTATCTGAAAGTGAACCAATAGATGTGTCTAATCCTGTAAGAGTACCATCATGTGCTATTCTAAAGGATTCTGTTGTATAATTAAAAAATTGAACTATGTCAGAATGTTCTGCAAATCTAGATGCATCTGATGTAGCTTGAGCATCGTCCATTCTAATTACTAGTCCTGGATGGTCAGCGTGGTCATCTGGAGGTATTGTTAATATATGAAGTCCACCTCCTCCAGAATCCTTAGAAGCTACCGAAATAAGTGCAGGGTTAAATTCTGCTGTACTAGTAGTTCCCGAACTTAAATATATACCAGGTCCATCGGGTCCTGTGTGTGCGGCTCTTGCTGTTCCATTTCCTTTTATAAATAAACCATTAGCATTAGTTGATTGGTTGTAGATATGATTAACATCACTACTCATGTCTACAGTTAGTGTGTGAGATGGGGCTGTTGTTCCTATACCAACTTTATCACCTGAAACTGTAAGTACAGCTCCTGCACTCATGTCTTGATTACTTCCTACTCCCCAAATTAGTGCACTAGAAATTGTATCTATACCCGCATACATTGTACCAGTGGTATTTGTATAAGCTACGTTTACATTATTAACATCGCTTCTTTCTAATTTAAGAATATTAACATCCGAAGAACTAACATGTAACCTCATATCAGCAGTACCAGTAAAATTATTTCCTATACCCACATTATTAGCAGATGAGTCAAGTTTTATTAAAGTAACTCTAGGTGTATTAGAAGGAAAAGTATCTCCATATGATGAGGTAGCTACTGAGTTTAAATCAACAGAAGAACCATAACCTAAAAATAGGTCTGAAGAACCAACACCAGATGTGTCATTAGCATCTGCAACTATTGAAACTACTCCATCGGCTGAAAGTGCTAGGTTGTCTCTTCCGTGTATAAAATTACCACCACCAGCATTATCTCCCATCATCATATTTTCTTTAATATGGAGTTGTTGTGATGGAGTAATAAGTCCTATACCAACCTCACCACTTCCTGAAATAAATACTCTATTAGTATAAGCAGAACCATTATATGTTCTAAAAAATGTGTTACCTGTGGTTGCGTAAGAAAAATAATTATCTACTCCATTATAAGAAAAATGAGTATTACCTGCTGTAGGTGATACTATTCTTAAGGTTTCATTAGAACCTTCTATATGAACTCTAGCAGATGGTGAAGTTGTTCCTATACCAACATTACCAGTATGTTTAAAGGTCATTATATGATTACCTGTAGTAAGACCATAATGCCAGTCTAAATAAGCAGAAGACGCATCATCTCTTGCATATAAGGCAAAAGGGCCACCAGTGTGACCTGGGGGTTGAATTGCTAAACGAGGATATACAGGGTTATTAGATGATAATTCTACTTGTGCACCTATATGAACGTCTGCTTTTACGTCTTCATTGTCTACCCAATAAGTTTTTGTGGTTACTTGGTTTGCTTGTTGTTCTTCTCTTTTTATCGTTGGAGGGAATAAATCCATTCCTTCATAAAAAATACCTGATTCTAAAGATCCGGTAGTTAATATGTTATCACCTTGTATTCTAAATAATTTGGTGTTAGATTTAAAAAATAACGCCCCTTCATTGATATTTACTACTAAATCATCAGTAGCAAATTCATTTAAAGAAGGATTTGTATGTTTAATTTTTATAGCCATATGTTATAAATATATTAAGATATAATTATTTTTCCAGTATTTAATGATATTTTTCCAGTATTTAGTAATATTTTTCTAATACTAGTTTCAACATAAATTAGTTTAACTGTTACCTGAGAAAAAAATCCTTGAGTTCCCCCTGTTGTTGTAATTTTTACTGCTAAACCATTAACAAATGTCTCATCTTCACCACTTATGTCTACTATATTACCTGAATAACTATCAAAACTTGTGGTTGCAGCTGTGTGATTATCACTTCCAACAACTTCTCCATTACCCTCTTTAACAATTGCTGCTGTAAAAGTAGATGATCCTTTTGATCCTGCTTTTGCTCTTACTATAAGTTGAACTGAAGTTGGTGATTGAAAATTAGAGATTTCAAGATCATCTAATAATAAAAACATTGATTGGTTTTGGATTGCATTATTACATAATGTACTATCATCTGCATCATTTAATATTGATGGTAAAGTTGCAGGTGAAGAACTCCAATTTCCTGTTTCTGAAGTATTTACGTCATTGGGGAGTAAGTCTACTTGTGGCATTTATCCTATTTTTTAGGTTATTGCTTCTATCATAAATGAAGTACCTGTAGGTATTGTTCTTAATTTTTGTTCGGCTAAAGATTGTTTAATCATACCAAATCTTAAATCATATATTGAATTTGCAGCTACATTTACAATAACAGAAGCTGCATGAGTTTGTCCTGATGGTCTAGCACTTTGCACAAATCTATGATATCCTCTACCTTCTGACCCATCAACTAAAGTAACTGTACCTCCACTAGTTTCTTGAACTATACCAGTAAAACCTTCGACTCTGTTTGAACCATTATTTATTTCTAAAGTTGCGTTATAGGTTATTTTATATAAACCTGCTCTAGATATGGTTACTCTATTACTAGACAAACTAAAAATATTAGTGTGGCTGTTTTGTTCTTGAGATAATGTAACTGTTGTTGTATTTGTTTCAGGAAGAGATCCTTGATTATCAGCTCCACCCGTTCCAAAAGCTGTCATAGTAGTTGCACTAGTGTTTGTTGCAAAGAAATATAAATTAGGTCTTACTGTGTACCCCGCCCCTGTTCCTGCATTTGCTGTTATTGTTCCACTTGAACTTATATTACCTGATGCTGTTATATGACTGGTAACGTTTAAGCTACCACTTGCAAAAATTTCATCACCATCATCTGCACCAATTATTAAAAATTTTTTATTATCTGATCTTATTTGAAACCCACCATCACTAAAGTAATTACCTATTGAAAAATCAGGTTCTTGATTGTTTAAAAAATTAATAATTTGATTACCATTTTGATCAAATGAATCTAAATTAACATTAACTGAACCTTGATTTCTAATATGAAGTTCTGCAGCTAAAGTACCTACTGCAGTATCTCCAAGAAGTAATCTTCTAAAAGAACCTGTTCCACCAGATATAGTTGAGACATGACTTGAACTTATATTACCTGAGGCTGTTATGTTACCTGTAATATTAGCTTCGTTTGCTATTACTGTTCCACTTGAACTTATATTACCTGTTGAACTTATATTACCTGAGGCTGTTACTGGTCCTAATAATTCTATATTTTTATTTGAATAACCATTTCTTCCTATTTGAATTCCTGTTATAGAGGCATCACTAAATACTCTACCCTGAGTTGATCCATCTGTATTAAGTGCTAGATACCCATCAATATTATATGAGCTAGCTTTTACGATTCCACTTGCACTTATATTACCTGAAGAAGTTATAGCAGTAAATATATGTTCAGAACCTGATATTGTTCCTG